TACGTTTAGCAATGTTATACGCATTGTCTACTTGATATTCATTGTTAGGATATATAGATTCTTCAATGATAACACGAAGTCTCTTACCCAACGCCTTAGGATTTAGATAGTTTAGATTACAAACATCTTGTCCCTTAGCATTAAGAGTCCATTTAAGTTTATCTACATCTAGTCCAAAGTGTTTTAGAATATCTTTCGGATCTGCTGGATACCAAGCACGGCGAATACCGGGCTCATATAACTCATCAGACTCATTAAATAAAGATATTGCGCGATCATCAGTTGACCTTGTGTTTATACGTTCACCAATCTCAACCATAATTTTATCTCTATCTATTCTACGAAAACTCATTAGCAGAGTATCACCTACCTTGAGGTTCTCTGGCTTTACCTTAATCTTCTTCATAATCCTGATACGTAATCATGTTCTTGTTGTGCCTGCACCAATTGTTCAAGTGTAATATCTCTAGAGACACAGTTAGAGCTTATTACAAATATATTCCTGATGGGAACTGAGCATTCCCCCATAAAATGAAGAGCTTCTCTTTCACAGATAAACTCTTTCTGGTTAGTTACTACTGCGTCTTTCTCAACGCATGTGTGGTCATCGTTATAATCTGACTTATAACGGATTACATAAACTTTGCTCATGATAATAAATGTTAAAAATGTTAAAAATGTAAAAAATGGTAGCCTATAAAGCGGGCTACCTAACGCTTCTTTATTGTATTTACACTGATTGGTTTACCAACCTTTCTACGTAAAGAATCAACATACTCTGCATCTCTATCATCTAGAGTTCCAAAGTGATGCAACTCTTGCTCATCATAACTAGGATAAGGATTAAACTGCTTATCAAAAAGTTCTTGAGCCATGTCTCCTTCAAAGGGACAACCAGCTTCCCAGATAGCTTCTCTTATGCTAATTAATCTTTCAAGATAATATTCCTCAGAGTAAATTTTCTGTTCCTCTCGTCTTTTATGAGTGAAACTACCAAAAGAATCGATTGTTTCATACGCACTTATCATTGTCTCCCTCCTTTTCTTCTAGTATAGCCATTCTCTTTTCAAGCTCTACAACTCTACTGTTAGTACCGTTTAGTCTAGAATTGATTGAATTAAGCTTCTGGTTTAACTCTACATCCTTTTCGTGTATACAGTTAGCCTCATAGTCTTGCCTTTCTATCTCGTCTAATACATCTCTTGCCTCTTCCATTTCAGAAGGATAATAACGTTCATCTTCTTCATCGTTCCATTCTTTTATTAGACGATCTGTTTGCTTTTCTAAACGCTTTATCTCTTCTTCAAGAGCCATATTCTTAGCATTAAGAGACGCTACGAGTTCTAATAATTCTTGTCTTTCCATATTGTTAGTATATAAATTCAACTTCATCTATCATTGACTCTGGTATTAACGCAGAGTATATATCCTCAGTAATTAGAGGATTAGTAAAAGAGTTATAATAGTATAGCTTACCACCATGTCTGTAAGTGAGGTAATCTACATCACTACACTCAGGGTTCATAAGAGTATACATATATAACCTAACAGTTTCAGGATGATCCATCACCTGTAGTGTGTCACCACATTCTATCTCACTCCAAAATACACCAATTGTAGTTACAGCTGGTATACCTGAAGTGTGAATGTAAGCTTCACATTTCTCAACTTGAATTGGTTCTATGTCCAAGACTTCATCTTCTTTGCTACAAGATGTTAGAGCCAAGCTAAGCACCATTAATAATGATGCAAAGCTTGTAAGTTTATGTAACGCTCTAGTCTTCATAATACCACTTTCTTTGTGAGTAAGTTCTATTCTTTACCGCATCTTTTATAGCTAATAAGAATAGAGTACATAATATTACAGCAGATGCTATAAATAGTGTAACTATAAGTATGTCAAGAGTTCTAAAAACTATTAGTATTAATAAACTAACAGTTAAAAGAGCTGTGCATACCATTCGTAATGCTTCAAGAGTTATCCTCCATCTTTTTAATCCTTGTATACTCATAACTATCTCTTCATTTTGCAGTGTGACTTTACATAGCCATTGCCGGTTAATACTTTAGGTCCTGAGCACGATACAATAGTACCTGCTAATAATAATAATAAGATTAATCTAAATGCTTTCATAATATTTAATTTGGTTGATTGTGTTATATTATATCATCTGATAAATTAGATACTAAGTAAAACTATGGCAAAATAGTGTGAGAGAGAGCTGATACACGCGCTCGCATAATACGATCTGTAATATAAAAAAATAAAGGGATACTTTCGTATCCCTATATTATTAAAGTGTTACCCTATTACGAAAAGTTCCTTCTTGATTTGGATTAGGTGTTGTTGTTACAACAAGATTTTTCTTAGGTGTTACCTTAGAAGCATCAGACTCAGATATTAAACCTGTATCTTCTATTGTATCTTTTCCTAGTTTTGTTGTGAATACACACAAACCAATTTTATACATATTTCCGTTTCTCTCATATTCTACGATACGAAAGCCTTTGAAAGAACCTTTGTGTTGTCCCTCTGGTAGCTTACTACCTACCTGAACAGCTGATTGTGCTGTGGATTTACTCCAAGCATCAGAAAATTGTTTAGCGTTTTTACACTCAATTACATTAGCCATAATTAAATAAATTTTTAGTTAGTATTAATTTATGCGAACAATAGGGGGTGCCCCAATGCGCGCAAGACCGATAGGCGCTATATTTGAGGAGGCCTACGCTCTCACAAAATTTCCAAAAATTTTTTATATTTGCACAATGACGTTTAAAGAAATACTTAGAAATTGTAAACAAAAGATATTAGATGGCAAGATTAACAACAATAACAAGAACAGAAAACTCGAAAGTAAAAAGACCACAGACACACGCAAAGAGCAAAAGTAGTAAACTAAAGAGCTCTAAGAACTACAAAAAGAAATATAGAGGTCAAGGTAGATAATAATTAAATATTTTTTATAACTTTGCAGACTGAGGCACTCTCACCAGAGTATCACCCCTGAGGATCGAAAGAGCAGTAGGGGGTCAGACGTTGGATTGTAGGTCTTAAATATAGACTAGAGTTTTCTCCAATAGCCTCACAAAAGAAAGGTATAGAACTTAGTTGGGATAGAATACATATTAGGTACGTGTGGTGAATTAACACCGAGATAATTATCCCTGGGTCTTCTCACAGAAGAAAGCACTGCTAGGTTTAAAGTCCTAACTGAAATTAAAAAAGGCGATAGTCGCTAGGGGGAACCTGTATTCAGACTGCACATATATTTATAATTATGGGAAAATCAAAACCAAAAAATCCTAGCCTGTGGTCACGAGCAAAAGCTTTGGCCAGAAAGAAGTTTAAGGTATATCCATCTGCCTATGCTAATGCGTGGGCTTCTAAATGGTACAAGTCAAAAGGTGGCAAATGGGGAGGATCTGATAACAGAGTAAAAAAGAAAAGAGCTGAGAAGGGCGGATTTGTTATGGAGAAAGGTCCAGCTAAACTAGACTGATCATGGCAAAAGGCGGATTAGGTAAATGGTTCAAGGAACGTTGGGTAGACGTAAAGACAGGTAAACCTTGTGGTAGATCTGGTAAGAAAGATAAACGTCGTGGGTACCCAGCATGTAGACCATCTAAGGTTGCAGGTAGTATATCTAAAAAAGAAGCAGCCAAGAAAACAGGACCAGGAAGAGTAAATTGGTCAACAACTGCATCTGGTAGAAAAAGAAAAACTACTAGAGCAATGAGTGGAGGATATAAGGCTATACCTAAATTAATGAAGTAAATATTTGCTTTTGTAAAGTATTTTGTTATAACTTTGCATTTATAACTTAATATATAGACAATGGCAGATAATTTAAATTTTAAACCTTACGGGAACTGGTTAGTATGTCCAGACCCAACTACTAAGAAAACAAAATCAGGAATCATCTTAGATGATGATACAGCAAAGAAGCTAGCTACTAATATTCTTACAGTATTGGAAGCGGGGCCTTCTTGTGTTATGGCATCTGTGGGAGATGAAGTTATGGTTAATCCTATGGCAGAAGCTATGAAGATGACTATTAATGATACACCTTGTATCTTAGTTAGTGAGCACAACATACTTGGAAAATTTGATAACAACTAAATTTGAAACAGATAATTACGAAGAGTTATTTAAACTAGCCTGGGAGTTTGAAGATAAGCTTACAGTTTTTTGTAAGAATAACAAAGCTAGGTGGGGTATGGAGATACACTTTGGACCTAAGTTTCATTTTATATATTTATACGTGACAACCGATGAAGATAAAAATTAACGCAGATACAACTTTAAAACGCATAGGGATTTGGAATGGTATATTTAATCTTACAAGAAAAGAACTTGAAGTACTAGCAGCATTAATAGATTCAAAAGATTCTAATATTGTTTCTGCAGATTCAAAAAGAGATGCTGCAAAGATTGTGGGTATTACAGATTTTAATACCTTAAACAATTATGTAAAACGATTGAAGGATAAGAAAGCACTATTGTATAAGAACAAGACATACTCTCTACACCCTTTACTATTAGAAAAAAATAATAATGTACAAATCATTATCACCTCTTAAATTTGTACCATCTTTTTGGGAGAATGAATACAATATGGACTTTGATTTTATTCAAGACCCTAATGGAGCGGTGGTACTAATAAAAGTTAAATACAATGACACAGAAGAAGAAATTACCTTCAGCATTGACAATGATCAAGAACTTCAGCAAGGAGCTGACTGGTTATGTGGCAAAGGGTATGCCGAACGTCTCATCAGAAGATTATCAGGAAAGAATTGATACTTGCTTTAACTGTCAACATTTTTTAGAAAAATTAAAAAGATGTGGAGCTTGTGGTTGTTTAGTAGAACATAAAGCAAAATGGAAGACTACAAACTGTCCGAAGAATAAGTGGAAACCTCAGAATGAAAAAATCAACTAAAGAGATAATACAAAAGATTGCTACAAAATATAACTTACCTTTATCTAAGGTAGAAGATATAGTAATGCATCAATTTAAATATGTGTCAAAAATTATGGAGGAAGGTAACTTTGATCAGGTAAGGTTACCATACTTTGGCAAATTTTCGTCAAAGCCAAAACGTAGAGAATATATAACAAAACTAAAGAATGGATCTGATAACGATAGATAATAATGTAGCAATACCTAGTGCATATACTATGACTATTCTAGAGTTTGGAGAACTAGTTAGTAGAGATAAGACTAAAGGTAAGAACAGGGCATCTAAAGAATTAGCATACGTATATTTTATGGAGGATCATAGATCACCATTTGCAGTGTATGGTAAAGATGAAAGACATGGTGAAGTACTAGTCAATGTATTTGGACCGGAGTCAGAATGGACAGCTGATGCTAAAGTTAAAGCAGCATGCGATGTATATAGAGGATTGATAGAAACATCAGCTGTAAGATTACTAAAAGCAGCAAGAGAATCAGTACGTAAGCTACAGAAATATTTTGAGACTGTAGATCTTACTATGATGGATGATAACGGTAAACCAATCTTTCATGCTAAGGACTTGATTGCTAACCTATCTAATATGGGTAAGGTAGTAAATGGTCTTACAGATTTAGAAGATTTAGTTAAGAAACAGGAACAACAGGCAAATTCCAATAGAGGGGGAGTTGTAGTTAACAAATATAGTTCGTAGATTTGAATATGGATTTTTTAGAAGATTTAGAAGCGTATAATAGCTCAATGGAGAATGCGTATAATATTGTTACTAAAAGAATGACTGTAGATGATATTTATGATTTGTTAGATAAACAAGAGATAAAAGAATTTTACTTGCCTTTTGATCCAATACAGAATGACGGTAGAGATGAAGCAACCATAGCTTTACTTATAGATCATTTTACACAATCAGAAGAGTACGAAAAATGTCAGGAATTAGTCAATATAAAACAGAGGTTTTTAGAGGCACACAAGGATTAAGGCCTGCAGCTGAACACTTTCTTACACATGGGTATTATACTAATGCTTTGCCAGGAACCAGAACTTATTATGAGTACTGGGATCAGGAGAAAGAAAGATGTTTATATGGCTATGAAGCAGGCGGTATAAAAATTACAGGTTATCATTATTTTTATTTAAACTATTGCCGTATGGAAAGAGCTATAGAAGAGCTTCAACCAGATGGTACAACTCTCAATAGAAGAGAGAATAGTTTCCCATCTTTCTATGATGGAGATTACAAATACTTTCATGCAGTAGATAGAGCAAGAAGAGAGAACAAACATCTCTCAGTATTGAAGGCTAGACGTAAAGGTTATTCGTACAAAGCAGCATCAATGCTTGTGCGTAATTACTATTTTCAACGTGGTAGTAGAGGCTATGTATTTGCTAGTCAAAAAGAATATTTGATTGGTGATGGCTTGCTTTCTAAAGCTTGGGACATCATGTCATTTGTAGATGATAATACAGCATGGACACAACCTAGAATACGAGATCGTGAGATGAACAAACAATCTGGGTATAAGAAAAATGTAAATGGTGCACTAGTAGAGTTAGGGATGAAGTCGCAGATTATTGGTGTATCTCTAAAAGATGATCCAGATAAAGTAAGGGGTAAAGCAGGAGATCTAGTATTCTTTGAAGAGGCAGGATCATTTCCAGGACTACTCAAAGCTTGGGAAGTAGCTATGCCAACTATGCGTCAGGGTAGTAAGACATTAGGTACTATGATAGCATTTGGTACAGGCGGTGCTGAAGGTTCTGACTTTCATGCACTAGAAGAATTGTTTTATAGTCCAGATGCA